ATAGCCTTATCGTTCATGTTGCCGGCGTGCCAACGCAGTTCGTCCTCGTTGGCAGTTTTGATTACCTGACCCGAAGGTTCAATGAAGTAGTGGTACTGAACGAACCAGCCAAGGCTGGACTTCTTGGCGCGCGCTCCACCGCCCCAATCTTTATCCCGGTGGAAATTGTTGACGCCGTTAATTTGTGGCGCTCCACCCACCGCGTCGCTGGCGGTATGGTGGACAATGATATGCGTTTTAGGCATAGAGTTCCTTTCTTTAAACTGCAGGCGCAGGCTCTGCAGCTTGCTTAGTTACTACGGCGCTGATTTTTAAATCCTTACCGCCTTCTTTTTCCAGCATGTCATGGTTGCTGGTACTCATTTTATGAATGTCGTTCAAGACAGTTGTAATAGAAGCAAAGGTTGTCATCCACTGCTGGTCTTTTTCGCGCTGGTCTTTCATGAAATCTATAGAGGCTTTGGCAGTGTTGGTTAAAAGTTCCATGAACGCCTGCGTCTCCGGGTTCTTGTCTTTGAGGATAGCCACCACTTCCTGATACTGCTTGTCGCGCTCGTCGTACCGACCCTGCAATTTGCCAAGGTCGCCAGAGAGTTTGTTTATTTTGTCGGCTGCAGCAGCGTCCTTGCGTTCCATCATTTCTTTGTAGCCGTCTGCTTGTTCTTTCCAAAATTGGGTGAGTTTGTCAGCAGAACTTATGGCGTCCTCTCTTACTGACCTTCCACCTTTGCGGTAGTTTTGAATGAGATAACCAAGACCCCCGGCTGCAATGCCGAGTGAAGCGATACTTCCCATTATAGTTAGTGTTATTTGCCAAATCGTCATGGTTCTAAATTAATTAATTAACAGTCAGTGAATCCGCCCTTGCTTGGCGCATACTGGCAATCATTTATATTACCGGGTGGACTAGATAGCCCGGCAATGATAGATCCCAGCAGCAGCCCTGCTACGGCGAACACTATTAAATAGGATAAAATTCTGTGCGTCATTTGTTTGAAGGAATGAATGACTTAGTGAAGGTCGGAACAATGCCGGCTTTATCCAGCAAGTCTTGTAGTTCCCGGTACTTCTGCTTCTCGTCGTAAGCTGCCTCTGCTTCCAAATCAGCTAGGTACGGCTTCACGCCGGTAAGCTGTTGCATGAGTTTCAATTTGCCGGAAACGTTCTGTGCTTCAAGCTGACGTATAGAGGAAAGTACCCGAGCTGTCGGTGGCATGTTGGAAAGGATAAACAGGCGCATTGGATTAAGCGCTACCGGGCGAACCGATCCGTCTTTGTTTTTGCGTTCAGTGTAACCGATATAATTTTTAACAAAGTCAGGGGCGTTCTGGAATGCTGCAGCATTATCGTCCTCATCAATAGGGCGGTCTTTAAAGAAGTTGCGTTTAACCGCAGCCTGCAAAGGAAGTGCGATAGCAGGAGTAAGGGAGGACAGCAGTTGGTTTTTCTGCACTGCTTGGAATATCTGCTCAAACGGAGTGCCGAGCGCATTGACGACCTGAACGTTATTGCCGTCTCTAGCAGTAACAATGCCAAGTCCGCCTTGCAGGTAATCCGGCAAGAGTTTGCGTTCGTCGTCAGAGAGCGCAGCGCCACTCATAGACTTGGATATGTTGGTAAATAGTTTTGCTTGGGTGGCAAACTTGCCCGGGTCTTTGAATAGCTGTGTAACCTGCAGCTCAATATTTTTGCGAGTGAAGGTATAGAAAGGAATTAGCCGGCGCATGACATTGCGTTCAAAGTCAGAAAGGTTCTGGTAGTCAAATAAGAATTGCTTGGTACGCTTGGCGGAAGTCAGCACGTCGCCGGTCTTTTCCAAGTTAGTAATAAAATTCAAAATGCGCGCCTGTTCCTCTATGGCGTTACCGACTTTACGCCCGGCTTTGAATGCCAGATTTTCCACCGACAAAGGATTGACTGCCTGTGCCACGCGTTTTGTTTGACTAATTGCAGTTTCGGTCTGCTTCATTTGCTTGCCCACAGTTTCCGGAATGTCTAAGAAGCCTAAGAAGTCATTGCTAAATGCCACGCGGTTTTCCCTAATAGCGTCATGGATAGCAGCGAACGTCCACTCTTTGCCGTTAATGTCGGTCATGATTTTCTGCGACAGCAATTCCCCTAGTTGCTTTTGGGCGACTTCTTTTTCTGCTCCGCCCTTCAATATTTTAAATTCCAAGTTCTTTAATGCCCGGTTTTTGATTTGCAGTTCAACGGACAAGGCATGTTTGGCAGGGGAAAGCGCTGCCTTGCCCATGTCAAGGTAGTTTAAAAAGACATTGCTAATGGCGTTCCTGCCATGAAAGGCAGGGAATATAGACGTAACCGAAGCCTTCCACAGACTTTGAATTTTATCAAAAGTTCTAAGCAGGTTGCTGGTGGCTTCGTCGCCAATAAAAGATTTGTTGAATTTATCAATCTGCTCGGCAATGGCAGGGTGGAACTTCATGTCTTTAAGTTCCTTGGCGCCGGCAGCTTTGTAGTTGCTTGGTGCTTCGTCAGCTAGTGCGCCGAACTTCTGCCCGACTTCGCGCAGGAAATCTCGGGTAGTAGTAGCCCGGGCGGAAGCTAGGCTTCGGGTGGCTACAGCATTAACGACGTTCGGATCAAAGAACTCTTTGCCGAATGCTTCATTAATTTCTTTAATGGTCGCCTGCTTAATCACTTCGCCCTTGCCAATTACTACCTCATTGGACATTTTATAAAAGTCCTCCCACGATTTGATATTTTCGGGCAGTGTAATTTTAGATTTGGATTGCTTGGCTACAAACTCCTCTACGCTCTTAGTGCCTTGCGCCTCGGTTGCCAGCTTATGAAGCCTTGTAGGAATTTCTGGATTAATAACTTGCCCAATACCACGCTCCTTGGCAGCGCCAAGTTTTACCCGAGCGCCTTCAACTTTGTACGGAATATTTTTGACCGGCTCCTCCACCAAAATGTGAGGAACGTAATTAGGCAGTTCGCCCACTTCAATACCGCGCCGGAGTTCCTCTTTGCGGTTCCGACCCAGCACCTGTTCAAATAAGCCCTTGGCATTAGCCAGCCTTTCGTCTGCCAGTGGCAGCTTGGCTTCAATGGCATTGGCGATAATCTCCGCTTCTTGCTGGTTTAAATCGTTTGCCCGGGCAATATCAATGGCATGGTCAATGGCGTCGGCAGATTTTACTCTGCCAATGTCCAGATACTTTTGCTTCAAGTCGGCAAACTCTTGGGGGAGTTTTCCGAATTTAGCAGTAGCGTCTCTATGGAACAGGGCATAGGCGGTGTTGCGAATAGGCAAGGTCTTTTCGTCCAGCAAAGAAATGCCCGGCATGGAGTGAACCACCCGGCTAATGCGTCCACCAGAAATTACTGTCTTGCCAAAGAATTTCATGCCTCCCTGTTCAAAGAATTTCTTTGACAGCTCGGGAGACTTTTCCGCCATGTTAACGATTGCGCGCTTCACGAAGTCAGCGCCGAATTCCTCGCCGGCTTTCTGCGCCAGCCCTTTGGATAGGAGGATTGCCCCTTCCTTGGTCAGCACGCGCTCACCTGCCATAGTCAGCACCTTCACGCCGGCACGTCCGACGCCAAAGGTAACGTAAGTAGTGGGATCCAGCAATACGTCTAAGGCAAAGCCGGCAGCGCCCTTGGCGAACTTGCCAAACTTGCTTTCCGGATTCCAGCCCATTTCAGTGAACACGTCAGAGAAAGTATTTTTAGTCTCCCCGGTAATGCCCGACCAAATGCCCCCAAGCACAGTAGTGTTTTCGTCTTGGTCTACCATGTTCTTGACGGCAGAAGCAACGGCGTAGTTAGCGCGCTGCAATACGTCCAAGGTTTTGACCAGCCCGGTCTTAACGCTGTTTTTGATTACGCCCCACACCGAGTTGTCCGGCTCCACTATCCTGTTGGCAGCTTCCGCCACTTCACCGCCAGCGCGCTGGCTAATGCCGAACAAACCTTCAAGACTAGAAACGTCAGGCTTGGTTTGTGTGCCGGGCATTTGGTTGAACACTGATTGGGCAGGCTGAAATAGCTTGCCGATTCCCATTTCTTGCGGTGCGCCGGCAGTGTTGGATTGTGGAGTAGTTTTAAATAGTGAATCTATCGGCATACAATTTAGGCAAACATGTTGCCAATTCCTTTAATTACGTCGTCAGGATTATAGGCTTGAACGCCCTTAATGCCAGTGTTAGCACCCGGCAAATTAACGCCCGGCATAAACATAACCGGCCCTTGTTTTTTTTGTTGTGTCGCTGGTTTGCCAACACCGAACATACCCTGTACAGTGCCTTCAATTTCTTGCGAGGAAATAAATTTGCCGTAGTTGTTGTTAAGGTAGTCAATGACTTGGCTAGGCAATGGAATGCCATCACCGCCAGCTTTGATTTTCTGCAGAGCGCTGGCAACTTCGCGGTCATAGTCGGCTCTAGCCTGTGTCTCGTTACCATACCGGCTGGAAGCATTGCGCTTTAGTTCCTCAACTTTAGCCAAAACCTGTGCGCGAATCTTTTGTGGAACGCCGGTAATTTTAACCGAGCCGTTCATGATAGCTTCGGCGTAGCTGTCCACGTCAGTGCCTGCAGCACCCGGCGCGCCACTTCCCCTGTTGCTTCTACCAGTTGCGCCAATTTGCGCATTGAGCAATTCAATTTCTTTGCGCGCTTTTTCCAAGCCTAAGTCTTTGTCGCGCTTAATGGAAACGCGCCATGACAGCAGTTGCCCGGCGTCCAAGCCCGAGGACTTAGACATGGCAAGGATAGCTTCGTCCGGCAAATCGCCTAAGCTGCCGTCGTCAGCCATTTGCTTAATGATGTCCAAAGCATTTTTCTGCTTCTCGGCTTTGAGCCTTGCTTCCTCCTCAATGGCGTCAACGGAGGTTTTATAAATAGATTCAATCGGAGTGGCAACAGAATTGCGAATCATGTCCACGACCTGACCCATGCTGCCCGGTGGCAGACCTTCGGAAATCGGAGAGATTTGCTTAATCCCTTCCTCTAAGCGCCGGCGTCCGCCTTCGTTAAGAGCGTCGCGCAGAGCCAATTTTAAGTTAGCCAGAGGGCTGTCCTCGTTGCTCTGCGCCACAATAGGCAGGTTAACGGCACTCTGTTGATTTTGCACCGGAGGTGCTGCTGTCGTAGCAGGAGCAGAAACATTGGTAGCGTTGTTGTCCGAACGCACAACCTTGCCACCCGGATCAACCACGTCGGCTCCAATGATTTTAAACCCTGCTTTATATTCTGCGTCAGTAATTTGAGGCATAGGTGTTTAGTTAATTATAGAAAGCCTTTCTGCAAATTGATAAATGCAGAGGTGTCTTTAATGATTGCTGCTCGTTTCTGTTCCTCCAGCGTGCCTAGGATTCCGCCTACTTTGTTATAACCCGGAAGGCTAGAAGTTGGTACGTTGGCGCTTCCTAGCTGGGTTTCAGCCAGCCGTCCGATAGTTGAGTAGCCAGAGGCGCGCTTGTCGGTAATGGCTTTAAGCTGGGCTGCTGCTGCAGCGTCGCCACGTTGGGCGCGAAGGGTAAGTTGCTGGGTCTGATAATTGAATTGCCGGTTAGCTGATTCCACAACGTCGGTATGCTCGGCGCTGCGCTCGCCTTCAAAGTAAGGCAAGGTGTTGTAGCCGGAGCCGAAGGTAACGCCCTTCTCGGCAGCAGCGTCGCGGATTTTCAGCAGGTCGCCGTCATAGGCTCGGGCTTCCCGGGCAAGCATGGATTGCTGCTCTAAGGTCAAATAATCTTTTTGGCTGGCTACGTCCTCCAGCAATTCTTTTTTGGTACGCGCAATTATTTCCGCCTGCGTGGAGTAGTCGTTATTCAGTTCGGCAATTTTGGCGCCGATTTCCCCAAGCGCCATAGTAAGCTGGTTCCTGTAGTAAGGGTCAGCAATGCCTTTAGCTTGCTTGATTGCTTCGGCAAACTGCTTTGCCTGATCCTCGTTGCCCACAGAGAGCAGGTTGAATGCCATGTCCACAAACTCCCTACTGGCAGCGTCCAGAGCCTTGTACGCTGCTGTGTCCTTGAATTTGACGTTAGCCGGGGTTGTAGAGATTGGCGTAACAGGAGCGCCGGTAGCAATGGAAATAATAGTGCCGGGAGTGGCATTAGCTTTGGTAACGTCTACGCCGGTCAGGGTTGGCGCATTGGCGTCCAGTCCGCCCGGGAAGTACTGCTTTAGCTGGTCTTGGGTGGCAAACGCTACAATGTAGCCAGTGGCTGAATCATAGCCGTAGTACGTTCCGCCAATGCGGTACTGCTTTAAATTCGGCATTTGCAGTCCACCGGTAGAAGGAGTTTGCGTGTTGTTCTGTCCGGTAGCTGGAGGCGCACCAGTAGTCGGCACTTGGGTAACAGGCGTGCTGGTAAATGAAGGAGTGTAGGCGTTGTTAGTATTAATATTGTTCCACTGAATTTGCGAAGCAGACGATAAACCAAGGTCGCGCATAAGCGCGTCTTGCGAGGCATAGCCTCCGTCAGCAGTGGTGTTTGCCGTTATGCCTTTGGTGTTATAAATCGTACCATTCTTATTAATCAAATTAGAATAAGAAGGATTCGCACCAGAAGGAGGCGTGCTGCTTGAACCGGTATTATTGTTTGTATTAGTCGGCGTAGTAGTGGTAGAACCCCAGCCATTAGTTACTGCTTGGAACTGCGAGATAAAAGTATCAAGTGGGCCGGTCATGCCTTGGCTCTTTAACGACTGTAGTTTGTTGATATATTCCTGCGGAGTATTGAATTTATAGTCTGTACCATTAATGGTCAGCACCGGCTGGGTTGTCCACTTGCCACCCGAGCTGTTCCAGCTTGAAAGATACCAAGAGCCACTGGAGGCTGGAGGCTGGCTAGTAGATCCGGTATTAGAACTACCGGTATTGCTAGAGGACGACGACGCTGGAATGTAAGTGTTTCCAGAGATTTTCCCGGTTGAAATTGGAGAAATTTTCCCCCAATCAATTTGGCTCGTAGAAATACCCAAAGCAGAAGCTAAAGCTGATTGAGAGCTGTAAGCTACGTTAGTAGAGATATTTACTATCGTGCCGTTTAGGTTCCTAAGTTGTGAGTATGATACGGCCATATATTTAAATTAATCTTGGATAAATTATAAGTGCGTCAATAACTCCGCTTGAATCGTTGGCGGTATAAGCCTCCAAAGCAATGGCGAAGCACATGTCGCCGGCGCTGGCTTTAGCTGCAATGCCGGCTACGCTGTAAGTAGAAAGCAAATCGCCGACTGCAATATCAGTAGTGCCGTTTACTTTTAAGTTGGTAACAAAACCTCTGGTAATAATATCTATGCTGCTAGTATTGGCAGCAGTTTCCTGTGCAACACCCCAAACTAAATCATGTCCGACTGTAGTAGTACGCTCTACGCGCCGGGCAGAGGAATGGGCTGACAGGATAACTACTTCGCCGGCATTAATAGTAGAGCCACTTTGATTTTCCATTCCGCTTACTTCATTAACAGATTTTTCTCCAAACGTATGGTTGCCAAAAACAAAAGCATTAGTTCCATTGGTATTAATGACGCTACCAGTTGGGTTGCCAATAATTATAATATCTCCAGCACCAGCCTCTATCTCAAAATTTTGTCCAGAGACAAATCCATTGCCCTCTGAAATACAGCCAATAAAAGTGCAGATTCCGCAAGTGCTTTGAATCAAGAATCCATTTAAGTCAGCGTCAAATGCAATGCAACTGGTAAAGGTAGTTTGGTCGCCACCGCAAGAGAAATTTTCACCGCCGTTGGCTTCGGCATAGCAAAGGGTTACAGAAGCAATGCCGTTAGTTCGGGTAGCGCCAGTACCAAAGAAATATCCGTCGTCAACATTATCGTCGCTAGAACAATTAATGAGTTTCCATTGCTGACTGTTATCTATAGAAATTCCTTTTTGGTCGCAGCTAGTTACCCGAACATTATCCAATGTAAAATAATCGGCAAAATTAATAGTAAGCCCGGCAGAGTTATTGCTGTTTTGAATGGTCAAGTTTTTAACAACAGCAAATTTAATTATAGACCCAGCCGTACCCACCATTTTTACACCCTTGGCTGCACTGCTAAATTCCAAAATTGTCTGGTCGCGCCCTTGCCCTTCCAGAATAACTTTAGAGGGTATGTTAATATCAATCGGCATATAGTAAGTAAAACCGCCAAGACGCACGCACCCACCGCCGGCTGCTGCCACTTTATCTATCGCCACTTGAATATCCTGCCCCGGCACTACAGAAATAAGCTGGTAGCCAATGCCAGACAATCCGCCCAACTCTTGCCCTCCCAACATATTAGTAGTAACACCATTGGAAAAATTGTTGGTCATTGACGGCGGTTCCTGCAAACCAGTAAGCACGCCACTTCTAATAAGCGATTGGTTGAAACCAAGTTCAATGGTGGTGTATGGTGCTGTTTGTGAATCTAAAAACATATATTTAAGCTACTGATTCGTGAATGTCTACCGAAGGAAAATCCAAACCCCGAAGTTTGCAAGCAAGACCGGTAGTAGAGTTGGTCAATCGGAATTCAAATACGTTAGCGCGCAAGGATTCCTTGACTTGCACTTCCGTTACCAAACCCTTGACTGTGCCGACATTGCGCCACTGTCCATAGTTCATGCGAACCTGCAAAATAGCAGCGCTGGCGTTTAAGGCATGGACAATGATTTTATCAGTGATAGTTTTCAGCCGTTCACGCCTGCCGAAATCCAGCTCGGGAGACTGCGCAATATAGACAATCGGAACTGTGCCATAATCGGAAGTGCCACTATTAAGCTGCAACACATGTCCGTCAGTATTGCCGGCAATGGTCAAAATATTATTACTGGAAACGTACTTGGTCATGGCGCGGAACTCATGGGCATATTTCAGTACTGCCCACTCTTGCGTATCTACACTGAATCGCAGCACAACGTTGTTGTGAGTTTCGGTATAGCCAGTGCCAAAGTCCACTGTAATATCACCGACTGACCAGTAGACGTGTTCGTTGTCGCACCAGCCATTAATGCTGGTATAAAAACTGGAACTGATTGCGTCTACAATGCGCTGAATCGGTTTGGAAATCTTTTCCGGATAACCGCCCTTGGTTGCATAAAATCCTTTCGGCCCATAGAAAAAGAAACAAATGCCCTTGCCATAAACAATGCTGCGCGCTGATTGCGTACCGATATTTACCAAGTCCTCGGGGAAAGAGCTGTCAAAATTCCAACGCTTCAAAGAATGTTGTTTGAAAATAAGCAGGTAGCCCGGCACTTTAGCCAAGCCTTGAATCGTGCCACCGCCGTCCTCTTGCTCCACCTGAATGGAACCAGAGCCAGCGTTTGTCCATGAAATTGCGCCTGCCACTGGCGTTGTGCTGTAATAGAGCCGGTCAGTAACCACGCAGTACATGCGGTCTTTATACTCAATCGGGAATTTGGCATTGGCTGGAATATTGCCAATGTCTAATACTCCGGCAGTGGTAATCCAACCGCCGGCTGCAGTATAGCTGCGCTTCTCCGCGCCATTAAGCATAAGCGTGGTATTGAGGAACGTAGCAAAGTGCATATCGTTGCCGGCAGTAAGTCCTGTACCATTTGCCATGCCAGCACCACCAGCTATTACGTCGTAAATAGAGCCATTAAATCCTGCAAACAGTTTAGAGCTGGCAGGGGTAGAATCAATATGCTGGAACAGCCCTCGGCAGACGTTGCCGGCGGAAAGCTGGGAGCCAATAATGGCAGTGCCTAACCGAGACACGCCTAAGCCCAACTCTTTATCAAAGAGCAGGTTCATAGCGAACGGCACGCTGTTCTGCACTACAATGTCGCTGGAAACGTTGGTAACAACGCCCCCGGACATATCGCGCCACCTGATTGTGTCTTTAAGTAATGGCATTATTCTGTGTCAAAATTACCAGCCCGGGATCCCCGATAGGTAATTGAATTAATTTTTGGCTTCATTTTAAACTTCTGCCCGGACTGCTTGCGCCTGATTGAATCGGAAAGAATGTCGCGGAACATAACATAGTCGTCGTCAGTGAGGCTGGCTTTGCCGTTATTCTGCGTGTACGCGCGCGCCTGCCAGAGCAGCCAATGCTTCACCATGTCATAGCGCTGGGCTTCAATGGTATCGCTTTCGCTGTTAACCTGCGTGGCTACAGTCCAGTAGTCCATGAGCAGATTTTTATTAATCCAAGTGGAATTTGGCAACGGCCAAATGCGTAGTACTCCATTGGCGATAGTAAAGTAAAGTGGTTCGCCTTCGCTGTGATTCTGCCACACGTTAATCCCGACAGCGTGAGCTGCAGCAATAGAGCCGTCTCCGCTTGCCGGCACGCCGGTTAGAACTCCGGCTGTGGCGCTTCTAGTTACGCCGGTATAGGTAACTGCGTCGTCAGTATTGCTGGTAAATAAATGCACTGTGCCTGCGTCGTCAAAATCGTAAGAGTTGGCAATCGCTAAAGTAACACCGCCAATAGAAGCTATGGTACGCACAGTGCTGCGAACAGCCTCTCCCATGATAGCGTCAAATTCTTTTTCGTCCTTCCAAATTAGAGGGCGAGTGCTATCACCAAACTTCATATTTAAAATAGACTTGTTGGTATCGTTATCATAAATATTAGTCGGCAGAGTAAATTCAAATACACCGCGCGAAGTTTGCCCAAGCACATAATTATTTACAAAATGATTCGGCCAGCGAAGCTGTTTGCCGTCAATGAAACTAAGACAAGCATTAATTTCAGCGTAAGCCATTGATTTGGAAAACTTATCGCTCCACTCAAAGCCAACCTTGTTTTTAACAAACTCCAGAATATAACCCACTTCGTCAACAGCAAATTGCAGTTCCCGAATGTTCCAAGGAATCGGGTCAGAGTAAAGGGAGTTAATGGAATTAATGCTGTCAATAAACCGGTAGAAGTAAAAGCCCGACGTTTGTGTACTATCGTCGTAATGGTTATTAATAGAAGTCGGGTCAATGCTCTGCGCTGCAGCCAAAGCCGACAAAGTGGAATCGTCGCTGTTTGCGTCCACCTCGGTGGTAGCATGATAGAACCTGACTTGGTTAGCAGGGATAATATAAACTACTGTGCCAGCAGGGTGCGATTCTACCAACGCCGAAGCCAGCGTAACTGTATTACCCGAAGGTGCAGTTACGGCATGAGTAGCGACAATCTCGGCAAATTCGCTGCCGGGATCTCTGAATAGCAGAATTTTATTTATAGCAACACCAAGAATGCTCTGCACAGTGATTGTTGAAACACCGGCAGTAGCGTCAGCGTCCAAGATTAGCTGGTCAGCCTCTTGGAGCAAGTCCATGATATTTGCTTGTATGCGTCTTACTGGCATAGTAGTTAATCTCCTTTAATGGCTTATAACTGGTACAGCAGCAGTAGGGGGAGGAGTGGCTTTCACCTCTGCAGCACGCATTTCGCGTACCTTCTCCACATACTGTTCTTTTTGTTCCTTTGTCATTAATGACAAAGCGAGTTTGAGTTTGGCTTCCATGTCGTCAATTTGGGCTAGACCGGCAACAAGGTGTCTCTTGTCTTTTGGTAGCTTTCCCAACTCGGCGAGTTTTTGCCAATCAGGTTGTCCTGCACTCATATAACTCCTTTCGTTTTATTAATTATTAATTATTTAAGTAACTACAGCTTTTATAATTGCAAATCGGAGTACTATAGCTTCTGATAAACTCCCAGCAGTATTATTTCTTACAGTAATTTTGAATGAACCGGCAGCCGGAGTATTAGGCATTACAGTATAACCGCCAATCGTTCCTACCGAATCATGTTGGACGTGGATAACGTCAGTCGCTGCAACAAATGAATTCGTAATTGTAAAAGTTACTATCCCTGCTGCAGCCAAGGCAGCGCCGTTCATGGTAATCGTTCCGCATAATTCATTTAAAGTAACGCCAGTAGATTTATTCGTTGCTTGGGTTACTGCACCCCCTGCACCGACTGCATACCCAACTTTACCACCCGAGGAACTGATTTCACCCGATACAGGAATAGTATTGGGTAAGTTGACAGTCGGGAGTTGAGCATTATCGTCTAATAAAGCATTGCCTTTCATATAATTAAATTACGGATCTACCGGTTTCTCTCCACGCTTGAGTTCCACCAATCTCACTCAATACGAGAGTTAATACGTCGCCAGCACTCGCCACAAAATCTGCAGCTCCTGCTAATTGGATTGTAATATTGGTCGTGCTAGTAGCTTGGTTATGTTTAACAGTAGGATTGGAAGTAAAAAGCAAAGTAACCTGCGAGCCGTTCTGCCAAGTCAAATTAGAAATTAAATTAATTTGAGTAGTGCCGGTAATTTCAAATGTATTGCCGTCAGAACCAAGCACTAAGTTATTAGCCGAAGCTACGTCCGCACCTTGCGCCATTACTAATCTATGATTAATAACAACTCTACCACCGGCAAAAGTCAAGGTGTCGGCTGCATGGGTGATGGTTACATCTCCAGCAGCGAAATCAATTACCGCGCCAGAAGCCACAAACAAATCTGACCAAGCTGTGCCAGACACACCAAGCGAAAATCCATCATTGGCGGAAGGAGTAAAGTTGGCAGGATTCGCATTGATAGTAAGAGTACCAGTAGCATTAGGAAAAGTATAAGTTTTAGAACTCGTAGCAACTGCAGTGAAATCTAAAATACCAGTTAATGTAACCCCTGCAACACCATTGTGGAAACGTGCCTTGCCGTCTCCTATCATATTAAGAGCAGTCCTTGACGTTCCTGCAGTAAAAAGAGTAACTCTAAAATACCCTGATTCATTACCGGAAGTATTAAGATTAATTCCAGTTTGGATTGCTACAAAGTTCTTTTTAGCGCCTGCACTATTGTTTCCATACATTCTAAAATAAGCAATGTCGCCATCATTAGCTGCAGCAGCAGTCGTATTGTTGTAGTAATCAAGATAGTTAGCAAAATATTGATCTCCGGCTGTAGTAGACGACCAAGTGGTAGCAAAATTAGTTACATCACTTTGAGTAATAATAATTGGTGTAACATTCTGCGTATCTACAACAGTAATCGTGAAATTTCCACCAGTCAAAGCAAGGTTATTGCTGGCATGGGTCAAAAGTACATCACCACTATTGAAGTTGATAACAGCGCCACTAGCCAACCATAAATCAGAAAATTTATTAGCCGTAGAACCAAGGGCTGCACCATCGTCTATTGTTGGTACTATCCCAGTAGTAATAGTCGGCGAAGTTAAAACCCACGCCGAAACTGTACTTGCGCCGGTGAAAGTATTGGCTGCGTCAGTTCTAGCAATGGTAGCGCTAGTGGTAGGGAAAGTCATTACTGTGCTGTCTGTACCGGATAGAGTAAGGGTGTTGGTTACAGCAAAAGTTTTGCCATTCGTTAAAGTGAATGTACCGGTAGTAGCCGTCAAAGTTAATCCATTATAACTTTTATTAGTGAACGCTTCGCTGCCGGCCAAGGTTGCTAGTGTTCCGGAAGTCGGCAAGGTTACTCCAGTTCCGCCAGTTAAAGTCAAGGTTAGTGCAAAATTGCCAGAAAAGGTGAGAGTGTTGGCAACATTGTTGGCAATGCCAGTTCCGCCGTAAATTGCAGAGAGTGGGAAAGTTGCACCGAATTGGGAATAATTAACATTGTCAGATCCCACTGTGCTGACATTGCTGGTCTGCACCCAAAAAGTATCAGCTAATGTAGAGCCGGCAGTTGCAGCAACAATATCTCCGGCTGCCATTTCACTGGCAGTATCATAGTCAGTGGCACGCGTCAATACATAAGGCGTGCCAGCAGTTCCTACTGTTGTAACAATATACAAACCATTATTGGCAGCCGTTGCTTCATTTTTGATTAATACCCTATCATTGGCAGAAGGAGTACTGCCGTCAATAGACACTGCGCCGTTGGCATTTCCTGTTAAAGTGGCTCCCACTCCTAGCACTCCGTTATTATAAGTATTAGCTGCCAATGCAGCGACAGTGGCGTATTTGACCGACTGCTTCCACTGTACGCCACCGCCGTAAGTTACATCCACATAATTTTTAGTAGCAGCTTCTTGCGCGCTGGAGGGGTCAGCCAAGCCAGTAATCTTGTTGCTCCCCATTGTTAAGTTACCGCCGGATATAGCAAAACCTGCAGTGGCAGAGGCTATAGTGATATTTCCTGTACCGTCAAAGGAAACTCCGCCAATAGTCCGAGCATTAAGCAGAGCAGTGGCAGTCGCAGCGTTGCCGGTGATGGCTCCTACTATAGCATTGGTAACTTCTAGGTCAGTGAACCAGCCTTTTGTCAGACGCGCGCCAGTTGCTCCAAGAGAACCGGTCATGGTAATGCTATTGGTTCCAAGGGCTAAAGTAACTGCCCCGGATCCGCTAAGGGTAAGTAAATTTGCACTATGCGTAAGAGTTGCAGCACCAGCAAACCAGTTAATTACACCACCGCTTGCCAAAAATAAGTCTGCCCATGCTGTACCGGACACGCCAAGAGCAGCGCCGTCATTAGCCGACGGCTTTACTACACCTGTAGAAACTACGCTAGAAGGAGTAATATCACCAAGGGTTAAAGTGATTGCAGGGGTTGTTGTAGCTGTCGCCACAACTCCGGAAACACCATTAGCTGTTGTTACCGAGACAGAAGTAACAGTACCGCCTTGGTCAGCCAAGCCAATTAAAGATTCTACTCCACTACTATTTTTAAAATAAGGTAAACCATCAGCACTCTTTACATAAATCTGTCCAATGCCGGAAGCTGTGCTTGGTGCAGTTCGTTCAGCCAACCTCAAAGCACCCAGCGTGCCTAGCTGTGTCCATAATTCTTCTGCCGAAGTCAGCTCACCGCCGGCTCCAACATATTCAAATATTCCAAAAAATCGTCCGCCTCTTGAACTCATGTTTTAAATTCCTCCACTCCGTAAGTGTCCTTCATATAAGGAAGCAAACGGCGTTCCCAAATTACAAGATCCCGAGTACGACGTTCCAACTCGGCTTCTTTCTGATTTTGACGTTCGGTAATTTTTTCACCTTCACTTTGCAAATGCTCTAGTTGGTCATAGGCAATATCAACCTGCTCGTCCACACCTTGCAAAAACTTCTGCCGGTCTGTGATTTCATTATTCACTCCGTCCAACACTATTTGCTTTTTAGCAATTTCCTGATTGTATTCTATAATTTTCTTTTCCAACTTGTCCGCTACTTCGCCAATTTTAACCTGCAAAGATTGAAGTTCCTCTTGGGAGAGGGAGAGCGCTGTTTTAATGCGCTCCTCCTCTATTGCCATTTCCCCGAGAGATTTTTTATAGGCTTCAACTTTTTGCTGGTGGGCAGCTTCCATTTCTGCATAAGTTTGAAGCTGCATGTCGTCTAGTCTCTTTTGTTCAGTCTCAATATTTTTTTGGATAGTAGTAAGCTGTCCGCTATAAGTATTGACTTCTTTGCGCTTGGTTTCGGCAAGCACGTTTAAATCCGCTACCTCTCTTTGCAAGGCAACGACTGAATCCCGATCCATTAATCCGAGCATATTTACTTGTGGGTCAGGTACAAGAGACATAACTTTTATTCTCCAGCGCGTAGGTTAGTTTCAAACAAGACTTCTACGCCTTCACCATTGGTGTCAGCGTCCAGCCAAATGCTGTCCGTCCGGTTAACTTGCAGTTCCACTGATTCGTTAGAATCAAGGATAAAGCCACCAGCCACCGATCCGCTTTCAGTATCTTGGTCGGCAGAACTCGTGTTGTGTCCAAGATAAATGTCGTTGGTGTTTGCCCGGCGTGCTTTAATCGTTATACTAACGCCTTCCGGAATTTCTACAGGGGCAACAATTTTGACAGTGGCGCCGGCAACTTCGGTAGTTACCACACCGACAGTGTTCAAAGTCAGAGTGCCGGCTGCGATAGCAACAATAGTATAACTCCGATTATTGCCAGAGTTAGTCGCACCGCTAACTGTAATCTGGTCGCCAACTTTAAAACCAGCAGCAAGAAAGCCACTACCACTATCAGTGATAGTGTCATTACCGGCTCCGCCATTGGTAAATCCAAGAGTGGCTGCCCGGATTTTAACTGTCAGTGCTTCTGGCGTACCGGCTGCAGTAACTGCAAACCGGAAAGCCCTAAACGCTGGCAAGTTACTTATTCTATTTCCCATATCAACCTTTCTATTAAGCTGCTCGTCCTCTCCCCCACCGCGAGTTGAAGTCGTGAGGGGGAAAGGAGCAGTTTAATTTTTATTTTTTCTACAACGGCT